CTGAGCGGCCCCTGATAGGGGCGGGAACTACTTTTTAGGGTTTACCTACCTTCAAAAGTAACCCACGGACTCGGTTAACCACCGATATCCGATCGAATTAAGATCGGACCACCGCGGGATGTAGTCCCAACACGGAGCTACACCTCGCTTACTACCGTAGGGTACCTGACCGTAAATACGAAAAGTCAGATACCCCCCGCGTAGAGTTCCTCTTACTGCAGCTATAAGCTTCGCCGCGGAGTTGCGACTCAGCTCTGAGTTGCTGAACTCATCAGACTCAACATCTACCCTTTTGGGGCGAGCGACCCACTTCTTGTATAGAAATGAGCCGCAGTAGTTGAGACCAATGCCACCTTCCTTATTGCCAAGTCTTTTGACGTACGGAGAAGTGACGCAGCTAAACGGAGTCCGAATGCCAGCATCTGGGTTTTCCCAGGGCGGCACTTGGTAATTCCGATTAACATGTTGCATGAGGTAGCTGACAGATCTCCTTAAGGGTAGATCGTGCCGGATACTCCAAGCGATGAGGTTGTTGATCAGAGAAAAACGATCCTGAGGCGTCTTCAGGGATTTGCAATACACCCCTCGAACGTTGTGTCCGGCCCAAAAGTCGGACCCACAGGATTCCCGAAAAGGCCCATGCTCGTCACAAAAGCTTTTGTCTTCATTGACAACAAAGCCTAAGTAATCGAGAAGCCGCTTTAAAGTGCCGACAGCGTCATGACGAACAACAATATCGTCGCCAAAAACGCCAAAATTCGTCGGCAAGTCCTCCTGGATAAGAAAAGCCTTGAGAGACTCCTCAGTCCAAGTGGTAACTCGAGAAAAAGCTTTGGTAAAGCTAATCCCCAAGGAACGGTAGACGGCACGGACCGCACATGCGAATACGATGGTCTGCAAAGGGAAACAAAATGCATTCCCCATCGTTGCCACCATATGGAGGTCTATAACCCCCGAACTAGGAACCACCGCGCTTTCAGACCGCAGTAGCTTAAACCAAAACAGGTTTTGCCTGTCAAGGAAACACTCTAGCAGCTTTATGCTGAGATGGTCGGATGCGCTCTTAAGATCGATCGTCGCATACTCCCCGGTGATACTACCAATATAAGCAAGCTTCGCATTAAACGCTGGCTGCTTACTTAGGTCGATCCCGAAGTAGCTAAACAACCGGTCTTCGAGAACTTGCTGCACCCCCTTCTGGAAAAACATATTCAGTAAGGGCTCTGGTTTCACAAGCCTCGAGATCTTCGAGGTTTTCGGAACCGCGGAAATTTTCACGGGTTCTGCAATCTTGGGAGAGCCATGGAGTAGAGTCCTAGCCAATTCGGCAGATAACCTACTCGGATGACTCCTGCACCACTGATCGAAAAACGACAAGATCAGCGGAGAAGTACCGGACAGCTGCGAATGACCGATTTTTGTTAAAAAGGTCTCGTCCGCGGCTCCGGGGGCCGACCCAGGTCCAAAATCAGCATGCCTCTCGATAGCTGATTGGCTTAAAAGAGGCTGACCTTCAGGGTTGAAGAAATCCCAAAGGCCCTGTTTGAACTCTCCGATCACAAGCTCGTCAAAAGGACCGAGCTTTGAGTCGATGAACTGCATGTTTTTACACGCAGTATTCACCTGCAAGAGAAGATCGAAAGCGGCCTTGTCAGCTGCTTCCTGATCTATTTCATCCTGGAACTTCTTGAAGATGGACCTTGCAAGGAGTAGGGCGGCAACGTTTCGCTCATTTGAGCATTCGGCGAGATCGCCACCATCGACATCTCCGTTGACAAGATAGTCACGGCGGATGCCAGGTGGTAGAGAGCTCCACAAGTCGTCAATAAGACAATCCCAAAGAACAGTGCGATTGCACATGCGATCACCCACAATTTAGGCGTAAAGGAGGTTTTAAGAGCCATCACAGAGTCCCGGTTACACCCAGGTCGAAAAGACCCTGAGGTATCTGGGCCAGCAAACCGACAGCGGCAGAATACATCGCCGCCAGATTCGCTTTGTCATAAGTGTCAGATCCCGCTGGGATGCTGATGGAAATCCGTACCGAAGCAACCTGTACAGGCTGGTTCGCCAGAACCCCAACTCCCTTACGAACGAGAAGGACATACTCATTCTTGGGGAAGGTTTTAATCACGCCGCTCGCATTCGGTTGTCCCAAGACCTTAAAGGTCTGAGGCCGAAACGCTGTCAGCGTAAAGGGCGAGGATACACTATGGACTGTGACGCCCGTCTGTGTCCCACCTAAAGCCGACACATTGTACTGCTTGGACACCGCATTTGGAGCAGTGTCAGCCACAATAGTGTACGTCGGTGATGTGAGCAGGCTATTCGCGGCGCCAGTAATTGGCGTTGAAGGTGCGTATGCCATGGAAAACTCCATAAGGGTTAAGGTTGTTAGGGCTTCAGCAAATTTGCTGAAGCAAGTGCCAACAGATTTGCCCACTGCCAACCCGAGCCTGGAAGCTCGACTTGAGGAACGGGCAATGAAAGCACTGGCTTGGATCGACTATAAGCCACGCACTCGGAGGTTCCTGGAACATGGTTTTCAGACCATGCCCAAGTAAAGGGGCTTTTGACCCCAGCCTTCGTTTGGTACGTGACTTTAGACGTCCGAGTTATTGCACATGACCACCAAACCCAGTCGTAAAACAGGGGTGTGATGGAGTTAAGAATCGTCCCGATATTCGAAAAATAATCGACGACGAAGGAGTAAGGGATTAACTCCCAGGCGGTTGGAACAAATTCTTCAATTCCAAAACCGCTTAGCCGAATCACATTTCTGGCCGCAGACGCCTGAATCTCAGGCTTCAGCCGAACGACACCCTTATAGACGCACTTTTGGCGCTGTCTCTTGGTCTCCTCGACTATATAGCTGCCATAATTTGCAAAATGGTTCACCCAGACTCTGTTTGAGTCCGATTGAGCCCCTTCTGCTTTACCATAAGCTCGGAGGTATTGAACATCCGCCTCATGTTGTGAATATGCGTTACAGGCACTCTCGATATCAGCAATGAGAGGCCTCCAACCATAGACATACTCCAACCATGTGCCCGAAATCGCTTGATTAAGACTTTTAAGCGACTTCTTCCGGCTAAGTAATCGCCTGTGACGTTGCTGAGCTCGTAGATACTTGCTCATATTATCACGTAAGGCGGATGCCGGATGGCGTAGCATTTGGATCGTCTCCTTAAGTTCACCCAGCCACGTCAGCCCTTTAAACGGGCT